TGCCGGTACATGGGGTACAAAAACTAATACCAATTTACAAATAGTAGAAAAAGCAATCGCTGGTTATGTAGAAAAATCTATTGCTGGTGGTGCACAAACAACAGCATTAACAATTACAGATGGTGACACAACAGAGTCTACATCTGTTGCAAGGCATGCTGTTATAAAATTAACAGGGACTATTACAGGTAATCAAATTGTAACTGTTCCAGATTCTATAGAAAAAGTTTACATCGTTGTAAATGGAACATCAGGTACTTTTAGTGTTCAATTTAAAACTGCATCAGGGACTGGTATAACTTTTGGTTCATCTGATAAAGGAACTAGATTAGTTTTTTCTGATGGAACAAATATAGTTGATGCAGGCGGAAGTGTTGGAGCACATGATTTAAATGGTGAAGTGTTAACTCTAGACGCTGATGCCGATACAACAATCACAGCAGACACAGATGATCAAATAGATATTGCAATCGCTGGAGCAGATGATTTTAGATTTACAGCAAATACATTTACAGCGTTATCAGGTAGTAGTGTTGTTATACCTGATGGTGGCTTAACTTTAGGAAGCACAGCTGTAACATCAACAGCAGCAGAATTAAATATTTTAGATGGAGTTACATCAACTGCAGCAGAACTTAACATCTTAGATGGAGTTACATCAACTGCAGCAGAGCTTAATATCTTAGATGGAGTTACATCAACTGCAGCAGAATTAAATTTGGTAGATGGTATTACAGCAGGAACTGTAAGTGCATCAAAAGCAGTGATAGTAGATTCTAATAAAGATTTAACGGGTCTTAGAAATTTAACTATCGCTGGAGATCTTACAGTATCAGGTGATGATATTTTCATGGCTACTAACACTGCAGGTAATTTATTAATTGCAGATGGCACGAATTTTAATTCAATAGCTGTGGGTGATTTATCAGAAATATCTACAGTCGCTAATGATGATGTATTTTTAGCAGTTGATACTTCTGGTGGTGGTCTTAAAAAAATTGCAAGATCGACAGTTGTATCAGGACTCGCTACATCAGGTGCAATATCAAACGTAGTTGAAGATACATCTCCACAATTAGGTGGTGATTTAGATACTAACTCTGCAAATATTTTAATTGATGATGCACATTTTATTGGAGATGAAAATGGTAATGAACAAATTATATTTCAAACAACAAGTTCAGCAGTTAATCAATTTGATGTAACAAACGCTGCAACAGGTAATCCACCAAAAATATCTGCAACAGGTGGTGACTCAAATATAGATTTTGATTTAGAGGCAAAAGGAACTGGCCACGTAACTATTAGAGGTAATTCTAATTCAGGTGCTATACAATTTAATTGTGAATCTAATTCACATGGTCAAATATTAAAAGCACAACCACACTCAGCAGCTGTAACAAATGAAATGTTATTACCAGATGGTGCTAATTCAACTTTAGTATCTCTTGTGGCTACACAAACTTTAACAAATAAAACTTTAACTACACCAGTTATTGCAGAAATAGATTCAGGCTCTACTATTACGTTAGATGCTACAACAGATATTATTCTTGATGCAGACGGTGCAGATATAATTTTTAAAGATGGTGGCACATCTATTGCTACTTTTACAAATAGTTCAACAGATTTTATAATAGAAACTGCTACTTCAGATAAGGATTTAATATTTAAAGTTAATGATGGTGGAAGTTCTACAGAGGTTGCAAGATTTGATGGTGATGTCTCAGCATTTTTAATGGCTTCAGGTAAAAAAATTATGTTAGGTGCTGCTGAAGAAACAATTTCTGGAGATGGCACAGATATTACTTTTGAAGTTGGATCAAGTGGTGACATAAATATTCCTGCAAATATAGGATTAACTTTTGGTGATGACGGCGAAAAAATTGAAGGTGATGGTACAGATTTAACTATCACTGGTAACAATATTAATCTTACAGCAACAGCTGATGTGGTTATACCAGCAAATGTTGGTATTACTTTTGGCTCTGGTGAAAAAATTGAGGGTGACAGCACTGATTTAACAATTACCTCTGGAGCTAAAATTAATTTAACAGCTACATCAGATGTGCATATTCCAAACAATGTTGGAATAGTTTTTGGTGGTGATTCAGAAAAAATTGAAGGTGATGGCACTGACATGACTATTAGTGCTAATAATTTAACAATCGATGCTGCTGCAGATATTAATTTAGATGCTGATGGTGCTGATGTTAACATTAAAGATGGTGGTACAACAATACTATCATTTACAAATAGTTCTAGTGATGCTGTAATAACTGCAGGTGTACAGGACAAAGATATTATATTTAAAGGTGATGATGGTGGATCAGCCATTACATCTTTAACTTTAGATATGTCAGCAGGTGGTATTGCAACTTTTAGTGCTGCCGCTAATGTAACTCAGCAAGCTTTAACTTCTTCTTCAAATTCTGTAGCATGGGATGCCTCTGCTAAACCAAATGCTTTTCATGTGACAACAGAAAATACTACATTTGCTGCACCAACTAACAATGTTGAGGGTGCTTTTATAGCTTTAGAAATTAATTACAATGGTTCACACACTATTGCTTTTAATACTATATTTGAATTTGCTGCATCAACTGCACCTACATTTACTTCAACAGATGGTAAAACTGATATATTAGTTTTTAGATATAATGGTTCAGTTTGGCAAGAAGTAGGTAGAACATTAAATTTAAGTGAGAGTTAAGATATGTATGCGTTAGTAGAAAACAATGAAATAACAAAAATTATAACAAATCCTAAATCTTTAGTGATTGGTGATGTAAGATATCCGGCTAACATATTTCAACTTTGGACAAAAGCTGAAAAAGAAGCGGTTGGAATTTATGAAGTCGTAACAAACTCATCTAATTTTAAAGACGAAGAATATTACGTTAATACAAGTGAACAATATAATTTTGCAGATGGACAAGTCACTAGATCATGGGGAACTGCAACAGCTAAAAATATTGCAGATACTTTATGGACTCAAACAGATTCAGATAATGGAGATTTGCCAGACAACAAAGAAGTTGGAGATGTAAGAGTTGAAGGTTTAAAAACTCAAAAGAAAAAAATTGTAAAACAACAAGCTGAAGGTTTGTTAGCACCTACAGATTGGTATGTAGTAAAAGCAACAGAGGTTGAGGATTATTCTGTACCATCTAACATTACAACATTTAGAGCTGGTGTAAGAGCTAAGTCAAATGAAATGGAAACAGCAATTGACAATGCGGCTGATGTTGATGCTCTTAAAACTTTATATACTTACACTGAGCAAGAGGATGGAAGTATAACAAGACCATTAGGCGAATTTCCAAGATTGGAGGATTAATGCCGCTAATACTTGGGACTAACTCTATAAAAGATACTGGATACAATGTTGCTAACTCTGTGAGACTTGAGGCTGCTTATATGAAAAGAACGGTAACTCCATCAACGTCTAACACTTGGACTCTTTCTTTTTGGCTTAAAAAAAGTGGTCACAATGGTAGTTCTGAAGGTTATCTTTTTAGTTATGGGAGTGATGGCGGTCAAGGACTTTATATTAGTGCGGCTGGTTATATAGGCTATTATGGTGCTTCAGGTTATACGTCAGATTCTACATTAAGCTCTGGTGTATTAAAAGACTCATCCGCATGGTATCATATACTCTTTAGTGTTAGCAGTGGAACTGGAACACTTTACATTAATGGAGTTCAAGACGCACAAATAAGTAATGTTGCACCATTAAATGCGACCACTGGAAATACTTACGCTGTTAATAGTTATATAAATTATGAGGCTAATTTTGATAATTTTTTAGGTTATTTAACAGAATATGTTTTCATCGATGGAACTGCGTATAATCAAAATTCATTCGGAGAGTTTGATGAAGACAGTCCTACAATATGGAAACCAATAGATGTATCAGGACTAACATTTGGTACAAATGGATTTTATTTAGATTTTGAAGATAGCTCAGATTTAGGAAAAGATGTATCAGGTAATGGTAATGATTTTACAACGACAGGGCTTGCTGCAACAGATCAATCTACAGATACTTGCACAAATAATTTTGCAACTTTTAATCCTCTAATTACTTTTCCAGCAAATCCACCAGTTTTGTCAGAAGGAAATCTTAAAGTTGAAACTGTTGATCAGGATCCTGCACATTTTGGTGGTGCATCAACTATTGGTGTGTCGCAAGGTAAATGGTATTTTGAATCTACGAGTCTTTCATCAAGAGAACTCGTAACCGCAGGTGGTGGTAGTATTACTCATGCTGTTGGTATTCATTCAAATCCTGCTGAAGCCGCAAGACTAGCAACAACATATTCTGCTCAAGTTACAGGAGGTGTTTGGTATGCAACAAACGGTAAATACTACAGCACAGCCACAGGCACTAGTGGTGCATCTTATGGAAGTTCATTTGCTCACGATGATATAATTGGAGTTGCTATTGATCTTGATAACCATAAAGCATATTTTCATAAAAATGGCACATATCAAAATAGTGGAGATCCAACATCAGGATCAACAGGAACTGGTGCTATATCAATTCCTACTGGATTAACTTATTTTGCTTTTGTTACAGATGTTGGTGGATCAGCAAATACTTCATCAATAAATTTTGGTAGTCCAATAAATTCAATCTCATCAGGAAATAGTGATGCTAATGGATTTGGTAATTTTGAATACGCGGTGCCATCGGGTTATTTTTCCCTTTGCACCAAGAACCTAGCGGAGAACGGATAATGGCCTATACTACTATAGATAACCCAGCACAATTTTTCACTAATTTCTTATGGACGGGTGACGGAAGTTCTCCTAAATCATTTACAGGGGTAGGTTTTCAAGCTGATATGCTGTGGTCAAAAATACGAACAGATAATCACCAACACAACATAATGGATACAGTAAGAGGTGTAGATGCAAGATTGATTTCAACGAATAACAAAAATGCAGAAGATACAAGTAGTCTCACTCATGGTCATTATGATAGCTTAGATAATGATGGATTTACAATCACTGGAGCTGGTGGTTATTGGAATGTAAATACAAATGCAGAAGATTATGTGGGCTGGTTTTGGAAGGGTGGTGGCTCTGCATCATCAAACTCAAATGGAGGTATGACAAGTTCTGTATCTGCAAACACTACTGCTGGATTCAGTGTTGTAACATGGTCGGGTAATGGGAGTGCATCAACTGTTGGACACGGGTTGTCCTCAGCGCCAAAATGGATTTTTTTTAAAGCAAGAAATAATTCAAGTTATGCTTGGTTTGTAGGTCATGAAAAATTAGATTCAAGTAATCCTTGGAATAAATATATGACTTTAGAAAATAGTAACGCACTTAATGATGATGTTATTTGGAATGACACTGCACCAACTTCAAGTGTTTTTAGCGTTGGAAATTACGCCTCAACAAACGGTAGTGGTGTTAATTTCGTAGCGTTTTGTTGGCATGATGTTAAAGGTTACTCGAAATTTGATAGTTACGAGGGTAACGGAAATGCAGATGGACCGTTTATTTACACTGGATTTCGTCCAGCTTGGATTATGATTAAAAATTTAGATGGCACAGATAATTGGAACATGTATGATAGTAAAAGAATAGGGTATAATCCAAACTATAGTTTTTTAATTGCAAATGAACCTAACCCAGAAAATACCACAACAGGAACTGCAAATTTAGATATACTTTCAAATGGTTTTAAGATAAGATCATCAACTGGTCACCTAAATACTTCTGCAGATACGTACATATACATGGCGTTTGCAGAAAGTCCTTTCGTAAATTCCAATGGTGTTCCAACAAATGCAAGGTAGATATGTTACAAAAAGTAAAATTTGCACCAGGATTTAATAAACAAGTTACCTCAGTAGGCGGTGAAAGCCAATGGGTTGATGGAGATAATGTTCGTTTTAGATATGGCACACCTGAAAAAATAGGTGGATGGTCACAATTAGGTTCTGTTCAAATTACGGGTAGAACAACAGCAATTCACCACTTTGTTAATACATCAGGTATTAAGTATGCTATTTTAGGAACAAATAGAATTTTGTATGCATACTCTGGTGGTATATTTTATGACATACATCCTATCAAAGCAACAACATCTTTATCAAATGCTTTCTCTACAACGAATGGATCAAAAACTGTAACACTTACGTTTAGTTCAGATCACAATATAAATAAATTTGATATAATATTATTAGATACTTTTACATCTATCACTGGTTCTGATTTTGTATCTGGAGATTTTACAGATAAAAAATTTATGGTAACATCGATACCAACTAGCACCACTCTTACAATAGAGATGGAAGAAAATGAATCTGGATCTGGTGCAACAACATCAGGTGGTATAAGAGTACAACATTATTTTCCTGTTGGGCCTGCAGTTGAAATTGCATCTACGGGTTGGTCTCTTGGACCATGGGGTGGGCAACAAGGTGGACAATTTACTTCTACATTATCTTCATCATTAAATACTAGTGTCACAAGTTTAACAATGGCTAGTTCATCATCTTTTCCATCTTCAGGAACGATATTAATTGGAACAGAATTAATTACTTACACAGGTAATGACAATAGCGGAACTTTATCTGGTTTGACTAGAGGTGCGTTAGGCACAACAGCAACTTCACATTCATCGGGTGCAACCGTGACAGACGCATCAAACTTTTTTGCATGGAACGCTGCAGCATCTGGAGATATCGTAACTGCACCTGGACTTTGGTCGTTAGATAATTTAGGTAATAAACTTATAGCAACTATAAATGGTGGTGAAAGTTTTGAGTGGGATTCTAATCCTACAGGAGCAAACAACACTAGAGCAACCATTATAACAGGTGCACCAACAGCTTCTGCATTTAGTTTAGTATCTACGCCAGACCGTCACTTAATATTCTTTGGTACAGAAACAACGATTGGGACTAAATCAACACAAGATCCAATGTTTATAAGATTCTCCTCTCAAGAGGATATTAATACTTACACACCTTCAGCAACTAACACTGCTGGTACACAAAGACTTGCGGATGGATCTAAACTTGTTGGAGCAATCAGAGGTCGTGATGCTATTTATATATGGACTGATACTGCATTATTTATCATGCGTTTTGTTGGTCCACCATTTACATTTTCATTTCAACAAGTAGGTACAAACTGTGGATTGATTGGACAGAATGCAGCTGTTGAAGTTGATGGTACAGCTTATTGGATGTCAGAAAATGGTTTTTTTAGATACGCTGGTAAACTAGAATCACTACCATGTTTAGTGGAAGACCATGTCTTTGATGATATTAATACGACACCAAAACAACATATTAATGCTGGATTAAATAATTTGTTTGGCGAAGTAATTTGGTTTTATCCAAATGCAGGTTCAGGTGTTGTAAATAGAATGGTTGCATACAATTATCTAGACTCAAGCAACGAGCGACCAGTGTGGACTACAGGTACACTAGCAAGAACAGCATGGGAAGACTCTGCAGTGTTTGGTAAACCACATGCAACAGAATATGATTCAAGTGCAGAAACAGCTGACACAGATGTTAATTATGTGCATGGTAATACAGATGGTGCATCGACATATTACGAACATGAAACTGGTTTAAATCAAGTTAAATTAGGTCAAACAACTGCTATCACAGCAAACATAGAGTCTGGTAGTTTTGATATTGGTCAACAAGGGCTAGCAGGTGATGGTGAGTTTATGATGAAAATAAGAAGAGTTATACCAGATTTTTTATCACAAACAGGTAATGCAAGAGTAACACTAAATTTAAGAGACTTTCCAAATGATACTGCAGCTAGTTCTACATTAGGACCATTTACAATATCTAGCAGCACTCAAAAGATTGATACAAGAGCTAGAGCTAGAGAGATATCTTTAAAAGTAGAAAACACTGGCACTAGTCAGTTTTGGAAACTTGGTACATTTAGAATAGACTATCAACCGGACGGGAGAAGATAATGCCATTAAATAAAAAAGGTAAAAAGATAATGAAGTCTATGAAAAAACAATATGGTAAAAAACGTGGTGAACAAGTTTTTTATGCATCGTTAAATAAAAAAACAATTAAGGGAGTTAAAAAACGTGGCTAGAATAATACAAGCATTAACACAACCAGATGAAGAATATAACCAACAAACTCAACAATCGTTTGTTAGAGACGTAGATAGTATTGTGCAAAAATTAAATACTACCTATCAACAAGATTTAAAAGACGAGTCAGAGGCGGAGGCTTTTTTCTTTGGCTAATACATTTATAAATAAAAAAGTAGATTTAACAACTACGTCAGCTACGACACTATACACAGTGCCAACTGCAACAACTGCTATTATAAAATCTATATTAGTATCAGAGGACTCTGGTAACGCAGATACTATAACGGTTACTATTACAGATACTAGTGATAATGTATTTAGTTTATTTAAAACAAAATCTATATCTGCCAATGGCACAACAGAATTACTATCAGCCCCTTTAGTATTAGAGGAAAGTGAGATACTAAAAGTGACTGCAGCAACAGCAAATAGACTACATGTGGTCCTTTCGGCCCTACAATCTAAGCCAAGAGAGGTTACAACATAGTCTTGATTTACTCGTAAAAAACGAGTAATAGTATAAATTCAGGTGTAAACCCTGCCTTTTTAATATAACTAAAATTTAATAAATATGATTAACAGATCAAAAATGCCAAGACAATTACGTAATAAAGGTGGGATAGCGAGTATTGCACCTAGAGAAAAATATGGACTTGGTAGTAAAATAAAAGAACGATTTAGAAAACTTATACCTAACGAGTTAGCAAGTGTAGCTGTTAAAGCTGCACCACTAGTTGCACCATTCAATCCTGCTGTAGCTGGGTTGATGAGAGGTATAGGTAGATTTGATCAAAGAGGTAGTATCAGTGATGCACTAAAACAAGGTGTTGGAACTTTTGCTTTTGGCGCAACAGTTAGAAAATTAGGTGGTGCTGAACAACCTTTTGGTGGTGGGCTTACAGATTTTTCTTCTCCATTAAGTCCAGAAAGAACTCAAAAGTTTACTAGTTTGTTTGAAGCTCAAAAAGTAAAAGAAGCGGATGATGCTAAGAAAGGCCTTGGTATAATTAAAAAAGGAACAGAGGCAACTATTGGTAAAGTTCCAATATTAAAAGAATTACCATCAATGGTTCAACAACAATTATTTGCAGGTGGTCTTACAGCAGGTGCTTCTTTATTAGCAAGTTACTTTCAAGGAGAGTTTAGGGAACAAGAACCTGGTGAAACTATAGAAGAGTATTTAGCTGCAAGAAAAGATGTGGTTGGAAAACAAATGAGAATCTACATGGATAATTATTATGCAAATGATCCAGAGTATTCTAAACTAGATGATGCAGGTAGAAATGCATTTGTAGCTAGATATAATGTTAAAAAAGGTGGTATGCCAACAGGTATTATGAGAACAAATAAAGCTGGAGTCAGAGAAAGAGATTACAGAGAAACAGGTGGATTTGTGCCTGTAGGTGTAAAAGAAAAAGCAGATGATGTCCCTGCTATGTTATCAAAAAATGAGTTTGTTTTTACAGCAGATGCTGTAAGAGGAGCTGGTGGTGGCAGTATTGAAAAAGGGGCACAAAGGATGTATGATACCATGAAACAATTGGAAAAAAGAGTAGTATAATGGATGAACAAAAATTTATGGAACTCGTTAGAGAGTTAATGGAAGCAGGTTTTACTCAACAAGAAGCAATTGAAGAGGCTAGGAAAAGACTTTCTCAAGACATGGCTGTGGGAGGTAGAGCAGGATTTAATACCGGAGGATTTGGAAGTTTTAAAGATTTTATAGAATCCACAGGCGATGACGAGTTAATGGATTTATATTCTGATTTTTTAGAAACTGGAGATTTTTCTAGATTAGAAAAAAGACTGAAAGAAAAAGGATATCAACCTGGAGAGTATGCTCAAGGTGGTAGAGTATTAAAACAAACTGGCGGTATATCAGAATCAAGAATCTTGCCACCAGAGTTTATTGAGGCAGCACAAAAAACATTTTTAGCAGATCTTACAAGACAAGCTGGGTTACCAACTGTTACAACAGCTAATGTGCAACAACCTGGTGAAACTGCAGAACAGTTTGCAGCAAGGCAAGCACAAGCACAACAGTTTGGTATTACAAGAGCTGGTATGGCTGAGGTTGCACCAAAAGTTGCAGATGAAACAGCATTACAACAACAAGCTA